GGAATTGGACTTGGTGCATTTGGAACAGGATCCTGGATTGCAGCATTAGGACAAGCAGGAGCAGCACTACTAGAATTTTTCTCAGGGAAAGAAGGTCCAGTAGAAACAGCTTTAACTATAGCAGATAACGCATCTAGAATTGATGAAGGTGCTGCAGCATTTGAAAGGTTTGCCGATTCCTTGAAGAAGTTTGAGAACATTACAATTGATTTTGATGCATATCAATTCTCTCAAAACCTAGGAAGAGGAGTTAGTAATTTAGAATCTATTCTATTAGGTGGTAACGTAAGTATACCTGGTCTTGGTAACGATATAGAGCTAAAAGGATTAACTAATTTAGGAACTGAAACAGAGACTGCGGCAATGCACATTGAGAGATTAAGAAATGTTCTTTCGATGAGCGATGGATCACAAACTATGAATTCAACATCAAGTTCTACGGGTTCGAACCTTATGTCTATCTCAGCAGAAAACGTAGAGCTCAAAGCAGATTCTGTAACTATACCTCCAATAACAAACATATCAAACGTCAGAGGTGGAGACACAAGAGGTGGAGATCAATACACCCTTGCTACACCAACACCAAGTAGAACAGTCGAAGCATTAGAAACAAGGTAAAAAAAAAGGGAGCTTAGTGCTCCCTTTCCTTAATATTCGCATTCCTCAGGATTCTCAGAACAATATTCTTGTATTTGTTTAATTAATACCTTAATATCGATTTCATTATCTTGCCTTTTCCCTCTGCGTGAGAAAAGGATTAATCCTTTTTTGGTTCTTGCAATTCGTCAGTTTGTTTGTCAACTTCATCAGCAACTGTATCAACTACACCTACGGTAGTATCAACTGCAACTGTTGCAACAGAAACAACATCATCAGCTACTGCACCAACGATTGTTCTGGAACCTTGAACAGCCCCATCAACAACACCTGTAGTGAATTGCTTACCGCCTTCAATGACTGCTCCTACTGATGCGCAACTAGCAGCAAAAACCAATCCGACGAATATAGAAAATAATGCTTTCATTATATTCTCCTATGCATAGGTTAATTCTGATAAAGGTTAACTTTATCCCCAATTATCTTATTTATAAGATACCTTTGTCCACATGTTGAACACTAAAAAAAGGGGTGCCGAGCACCCCTAAAAACCGTGATGGTTTTTTAATCTTTCGCTAACCTAGCAAAATAGCTTAGAGTGTCGTCCTCATCACCGGAATCAGAATCTAATGATTCATTAGATTCAAAGGGTGAATCATCAACAACGTTTACAGTTACTGATTTCATTTCAGGCATTTCTGCTGAAACTCCTGCATCGACTCCAAGTACTCGATTCAGCTTTGCTTTGAGTTCATCATATGTTTTATAGTTTTTAGGATCTACAAACTCCTGAAGAGAATATAGCTTATTGTATACCTCTTCGAGTCTTGATTCATCCCCTTCAAACAATGATGCTGGAGAGCTAAACTCTGACTTATCATAGTTTACCCAACCATCAACTTTTCTGATTTTGATCTTAAAGTCAGCGCCTTCCCAGAAATCGTATGGATTCACTGGTTGTTCGTCGGCAAATTGAGGTTGCATCTGATCCATTAGTTTATCAAAGATTTTCTTACCGAACTTGTATAAGAATACCTTACCCTCGTTCTGAGGATTTTCAGGATCAGAAATTACCAACACATTTGAAACATAATGTAGTCTTCTCTTTCTTTCACGAGCAATAGCCTTATCCTCATCACGGCCAGAGTTCCAAAGTACAGTGTTTGACTCTGAGACTGGGTCCTGCTGCCCAATAGAAGTTAAGGAGTTTTCGATATACCATAGACCGGTAGGACCTTTAAACCCATGATCCCAATATCTTACCCAAGGAAGATCTTCACCTTCTTTTGCGGGTAAGAATCGGATTACGGCATAACCGTTTCCTGCCTTATCTCTGGTTGGTTTCCAAAAGCGATCATCTTCATAAGATGTTGTTTCGGTTTTGGGTGAGGATACTGCTTCTGCAGCTTTTACGAGTTTGTCGATTGACGAGCCTCGGGTGCTCTTTAAGTTTGCAAATGACATATTTTTCTCCGTTGTATTTACTGAATTATCCACTTACGCATAATATTATACATTATATCATAATATAACATTTATGTAAACCTCTTTTTAAGGATTTTTAAACATGAATCCTTATTGAAATCTACAAAGGGTGTATACTTCTCAATCTTCCTCTTGATGTCTGGCCATATAATGGTTTCAGATATCTTTTTGGATTCCCTTGGTACAAACCCTAATATGGAATTTAGAATAACAACAGTCTCTAGACTGATCTCTTCTTGCATCCATATTTTTACTATCATCGGATGTTGTCCATCGTCTGATATAAAGTATTTATCGAAATCATATCCTAAGTCAACTAACTTATTAATATCTACTTCGAATGTTCTGTGTATTGACTCTCTGATTTTTTTATGGTCTCTGTAATTTTGTTCGCCCCCTTCATTAAGCATCTCGCCAATATAAGAAGAGCCACGAACAAAGTTAGAAACGAAATAATGAACAAGGTCTTTACCATAGTTCTTTGCTACCTTTGCGAAAAAATATTTATCCTTACGTTTGAAAAAAGATTGTGGTGTGATTTGGGTTTTGAAATTATATTTTATTGCATCATATGTATCTGTTTCAAAGTGAAGTTTGATTGAGTTATAAACTTTATAGGCTTCATATGGATCAGTCATACAGGTAGTGTATTTCCTTTCTTTTCTCTTAATAGATTATTTCTTTTTGCTTCTGCTTCGACTTTTTGTTTCAATGAATCAGTCATAAGCTTTGGTACATTACGAAAATCTAATTTTCGGTACTCAACAAAATAAGTCATAGCATCTATATAGGACATATCTTCCTTTGCAACTAAAGTTTCTACGGCTTCAGAGAACCTTTTCTTTGTCATTATCTTATCTTCAAGCATCCATCACTCTTAGTAGTATACAGTCAGAATTGATTCTTCCTGTGGGTTGATATATTTTAGTTGTAAGATTTCCCCAGATGTTCTCAATCTGTCTTGCAGTCTTGTTTAGAATCTGAGGTAGAATCTCATCAGGCTTACGTAAAGTTGTAGTTCTACTCATCTTAGGATCAAAGAATTTAAGGGTTGATCCACTTACTTCGAATCCACTAGTTCTATCACAGATATACTCAGTGAGTTTCTTTTGCTTTACGTTATACACAAACAACCTGTAATTACCTGGTATAAGAACAGGATTAATTGATGTTAGTTTAGATTCGAGATCTTCTTTGTTATATTTAAGATTTATGACTTGCTTATCGGATGCTTTCGGCTTCTTCGCTCTTGGTATTCTTGTAGCCTTAAATGAATCTCTTAATCTTTCAAGATCAGAGAAGGCTTCATCTAGGGTTTTAATCATTGATTTCAGTTGGGGTTTAGATACATGCGAATAAGCTTCTACAGCTTGATCACAGGTTTTGTTATACGCGTCACTAAGAACTTCATAATCAAGCTGAATCATATCTTTTACCATATTAATGGCGTTAGACTTAAGACCGGCAAGTTTGAATTTGTTGTACATATCGAACTTAATTTTATAATTACCATCAATCCATTGGTCAACAACTTCTTCTTGGAAGTCCCCATAGACTGTATCAATAACTTTTCTTCGTGTTCTTTCTACAGGAGAGATCTGAGGTGGTTTCTTTTTTTGCTCCTCTTTCTTTTCCTCTACGACTGTCCTCGCTTTTTCTAATATTTCAGAATATGCTTCACGAAAAAATTCTAGATCTCTTTCATTATTTTCCCAACCCCTAAAATGGAGTATTGCACTTTTTACCTTTAGGAATTGCCAATCTTTTAATTTCTTTAGAGCTAAGATATCTTTCTTTTTATATCCTAGTACCTCTTCAGCAAATCGAATACAGTATGGAACATAGTCCTTTGGCTTATAATGATAGTTGTAGTAATTCATGGACTTTTGCCATACATTACCTCTTTTAACTTCGTCGGTTGGGGTTTCTCCAGGATTAAAAATAGGCTCTGCACCAACATACTTGTCGTCCAGAGTTATCCTATTCTTTCTTAATGTAGTTCTTAATTTGTTTTCTTTTGCCATACGTATATTATACCGTAGATAAAATTAAAAGTAAACCCCCTAAGTGGACTTTTTGATAAGGAGTAAGGGATGCCACAAAGGGGGTTTACGTAAACTATTCTAATCCGTCTTCCCTTTTATATTTCTTAATTCCTTCAACATAGTTCTCTGCAGCGCTTTCTGCATATTCCTCACTATGTCCTTCATACCATTCAAGTCCTAAGCAACAATCTGAATCATACATACGAATACCATAAACATGATTCTCTCCTGTGCTTCGAACAACTTCTGCTTTTAGCTTTCCATTATAAAATTCGGAAAGAGTAATATAGTTTTTTGAAAGGTTCATCATTTTTTTCCCTTAATCATATTTTTTAAAAATCCACCTTCTTCCCAAGCAAGTGGGATATGTTTTTTTTGTCTTTTTTCCTCACTCATATGAGCACCTACATAGACAAATAAAAGTCCTATTGTGATAACTACTAATCCTATAATAAAATCCATTATCGTGCCATCCTTGATATTTCTGTTGCTTGTTCTTGATTAATTACTGGAACTGCATTCGACTTATGCATCGTAGCAATTCCTTTGATGAGAGTTCCTGTATATTTTATAGGTTCTTTACGATCACCTTTACCAGATCCCATCTTACAGAATGTCCCATTCTTTACAGCTTCTTCCATGAGAGACTTATACTGCCTGGATTGTTCTTGCCTTAGAAGTTCCAAAGTGGATGGTTTATATTCCATTGTTTTAAATTCCACTGGCTTTTTCTTAACAGGATTTGCTGCATGTTTCTTACGACGCTTACCAGTTGGTCCGTAGCGTAGAGAACCCATATAGAAGCTAGTCATACCCATTAGAAGGATAACTCCATTTGTTTCTTTCTTTCATGAGTCATTTGGATATCGGCTTGATTACTTTGGTAATCGTACATGATTTCTTCGATTGACTTCGGTTCCTTCATTGTAACAACTTCACCACTTGATGAGATTGTTCGAATAATAGAACCATCGTTATATTCAATGTCAGTTACATTACCATCCTCTGGCCTAGTTTCATACCACATTGAAGAGATTATATGAGTGTTAAAAAGATGTAAGGATTTTACACCCTTAGCCCACTCTTCTGCTTTTAGACGAAGTCTTTGTCTGTTTACTTCATATTCATACTGACCCATTCTTACCCCCAGCCTTTGCTATTAGTTCTCTTAGTTTCTGATCCCAAAGTTTTTTGAACTCTGGATTCTTAGCATTCTTCTTCGCATTTCGAAGCGCGATAGCCCTACGTGTAACACTATCCATTAGTTCCACTCATCCTTCATGGATTGATAAGTTTCGTAGTAAGAAGTACCTTGGATATAGTTCTGAGTCTCTTTCTCAGTGTAGTACATGTTTTCTTCCTTAAAGCATTCCAAAGAAGATGGAGCTTGATGAGCTGCTTTTTTTACAGTCTTCGTAAGCTTGTTATAACTACGAACAGGTTTGCTATAGATTTTCTTAACTGTTTTCTGAAAAGCCATTTCTTCTTTTTCTTTCTTCAGAAAGTCCATTATTTCGTCAAATGAATCTGCCATTACGCTGCCTCCTTCATATTCATATTACTAGGATTAACTGGAATAAGTCTTTCACAGAGGAACTGCTGATAGTCCTCTGAATATTCCGAAATTTGGTCTTGCCATTCAGACAAGGTTTGAACACCAATTGGAAACTCTTTTTGAGCAATGGTGTTGATGCTGAAAGCAGCCATCACGAATGCCATAGCATCTTGAGGTCGATCCAAACCAGTAACAAGATAGTCGCTACCGTTTTTGAATTTCCAATAAGAATTCCCAGATGAGAATTTACCATCCTCACAGTGAGCCCCATAATTTTCGAGATATTGTGTACTAACTACGAATTCCATAACTTACTCCTTTTTTTAAATTACCTGTATATTATACCAAATTTTTGGCCCCTTGTAAACCCCCCTAGGTGAAAAAAACTCAACTTTTTTCATCCAAGCACTCAACGGTAACCCTGTATTGGGTACCATATTTGTCCTCAACCGAGATGGTTTTCTTTGTAGATTTAAAGTAACCCTCAGGGGTTAAATCCATTTTAGGGTAGGACACATTAGATAACATTGGATCGTGTGTCTTCAAAGATTTCGAAATTGAATCAGCAATATAATCACAATAAACTAAACCTTTCATGACCAAACTCCTATATAAGCCATTACAGTAATGATTGTGGCACAGATGAAGATCCAAACAATGACCTTAGCAATAGCTGTAACCAAATCTCCTAAAAATCCAAAAAAGTGTTTCATTATAAAGATACCTCCACGAATTTTCTTCCACGTTGTTCGAAAGTCTTTGGCTTAGAGAACACAAAGGGAGTGTCAGTACCTTCCTTGATGTACCCCACCATTTTCTGATTCTCT